ACAAGAGCTCAAAAAAAAGGTAATAACAAACCAGCTAAAAAGAAATGAGCGAAAAAAAGAAATTTAAAGATACAAAGGTTGGTCAGTTTTTACTTTCTAAGATTCCTTCAGTTGTTGGCAGTATTGCCAATGATACCCCTGTTGGTAATGTCGTACGCACCCTTATTGGTGGTAGTGAAATGTCAGATGCTGATAAACAAATTGCACTCAAAAAGCTAGACCAAGAGATACACGAGTTCGATGGTATTACAAAAAGATGGGTAGCAGATAGTCAAAGTCAATCTTGGTTAGCAGCAAACGTAAGACCGCTAACTTTAGTTACACTAACTGCTAGCTTTGTAATAGGTTGGTTTTTACAGATAGATGAACTAGATGTAGTAAAAGAGTTATTAACTATTGTTTTCTTAGGTTACTTTGGTTCAAGAGGTGCGGAAAAGATAATGGGTAACAACAAACATAGATGAGAAGAAAATACTTCAAAAGATATTTTAAGAGGTTGATTGGTTAATAACTGACAACCTTTTTTTATTGACTATTTAAAAAAAAAGTACGAACTTTGGTGGGTGGAGGCTAATAATATGTATATTTAATATATGAATGATATAAAACAACTTGCAGAAAAAATAGCAAAAGACTTTAATTTAAGCATTAAAGAAAGAACAGATGCTTTACTAAAAATGGATTGTGAACAGTATATGATGTTAGGAACAGATACTAATAAAACACAAAAACAAGAAGTAAAAAAAAATTCTAAATACATATATAAGCAAATAAAAGGATTTAATGAATCAGATGGTGAGTTACTTTTACGTGCTTTAGATGATTAAAAAAAAAACAATGCCTAAAACATCAAAGAAACCTACTAGAAGTAAATTAGTTAAAAAACTTGATGTAGTATTTAGTCAGTATATAAGACTAAGCAATGCGGATAATAGAGGAATGTGTACTTGTGTTACTTGTGGTAAACAAGGACATTGGAAAACGGGAGGCATACAAGCAGGACACTTTATATCTCGGAAACATTTTTCCGTGAGATACGATGAAAGAAATGTAAAACCACAATGTGTAGCTTGTAATGTTTATAGGGCAGGAGAACAATACAAATATAGTTTATATCTTGGTAATAACTTATCTGACGAATTGTATCAAAAAAGTAAAAAGATTACTAAATTTACTAATGTAGAATTGCAGGAGATGATAGAGACTTACTCATCTTTACTTAAAAAACTTTCCTAAATTCTTATTGTTTGTTTTAATTCGATGAAAGGGTGGAATTAATTTTCTACCCTTTTTTTGTTATATTATAAAAAAAAACTGTAACTTTATTAAAATTTAATAATATAATTATGAGCAAACAATTATCACTTAATCAAAAGCTGTTTAACTTACAGCAAGAAATTGGGGCAATTAGTAAGGATGCTAATAACCCATTTTACAAGTCAAAGTATTTTGACATTAATTCTTTAATTAAACAACTACAACCTTTATTAAAGAAGCACAAGTTACTTTTAACACAACCCGTTTTAGGAGACAGTGTAGAAACAAAGATAACTTGTATTGACACCGAACAGTCGGTTATTTCTAATTTACAACTTCCTCAAATATCAGACCCACAAAAACTAGGTTCTTGTATTACTTATTTTAGACGTTATACATTAGCTTCTTTATTAGGACTACAAGCAGAAGATGATGATGGAAACGCTGCTAGTGGCAGAGTCTCGGAAGTAGAAAAGAAATGGCTAAACGCTAACACACCTGAATATTCAAAAGCAATAGAGTATTTACAAGGTGGTGGTTCTATTGAAAGCATAAAGGCTAAATATAAAGTCTCAAAAAAGATTCAAGATGAACTTTCAAAACTGTAAAATAAAAAGTGTATATTACATAGGAAACTACAATAATTATAAATTTAAAATACAATGGAAAAAAAGACAACAGCAATTATTTCAGGAAGTATCGACCTTACTTCAATTGACAAAGCAAAATTGATAAAAGGTAAAAACGGAAAGCAATATTTAAACTTTACTGCTATGGTTCAAAATCAATCAAGCTACGGTAATAATGTTTGGGTAACGCAAACTTTATCTAAAGAAGAAAGAGAAGCTAAAACACCTTCAATCACTTTAGGTAATGCAGCAGTAAGATGGTTAGGGGATGAGCCGATAACAGTAGCGGAACGTAACGAAGTTACTAATGCAGTACAAAACGAAGCAAGAGAAGTAGATTTACCATTTTAATTTAATCGGGGGTGTAACAACCCCCTTTTTTTATGCGACCAAAGGAACTAAAACAAGATGCAGAAATGCCTAGAGATTTTTGGAACTACAAAGTAAATCCTATTATGGGATATTATGTAGAACCAATTGTAAGAAACACAAAGAAAGAAAAAATAAAATACGGTTTAGAAACAATAAGAAACAAACAATGATTGCACAAGCCAAAAACATTCAAGAGAAAATATTAGATATAAAGTATGGAAGGGTAAAGGAGGGTTTAAAGATGGACATACCTGAAATAGACGAATACGTGCGATTTAAGCACGGGAACTTCAATTTACTTATAGGACACGCTAATGTTGGTAAAACAACTGTCTTAACGTATTTGTTTACTGTGTGGGCAATAAAACACAATCTAAAGTTCTTGATATGGTCAAGCGAGAATACAAGCCAAAGTATTGTTAGAAAGATTATAGAATTTAAAATGGGCAAACCAATACACACCGCTTCGGAATCGTTAATTGCAGAAGCTATTAAATGGTGTGATGTTTATTTTAAATTAATAGATGTAGAAAATCTAGTTACATATAAAGAATTATTATCAGAGGCAAACGCTATAAAAGATGCTTGGAACTATGATGCCTTAATGATTGACCCTTATAATAGTTTAGCAAAGGACAAACAATTAATGCGTAACTTAGGTGGACACGAATACGACTACCAAATAGCAAGTGAGTTTAGATTGTTTGCTAAAAAAAGAAATGTTACAGTTTTTCTAAATGCTCACGGTGTAACAGAAGCAATGCGTAGAACATACCCTAAAGGACACGAATATGAAAACCTACCTCAACCGTTATCAATGTCGCAAGTAGAAGGTGGGGGCAAGTGGGGTAACCGTGCTGACGATTGCTATTGTGTTCACCGAATGACAAACCACCCGAATGAATGGATGTATTCAGAATTACACGTACTAAAAATAAAAGAAACCGAGACGGGCGGTAGATGCACACCTTTTGAACAACCTATAAGATTAAGAATGTCAAGAAACAATGTAGGATTTGAGTTTTTAGGCAAAGACATATTACATAGCAAAAGAAGTGAAGTAAACGAAATATTAAAGTTTTGATATATATGGTACAAATAATAATAGTGTTTTTAATTATAGCTATTTCTATGATTTATATTGGTCAGTTAAATAACGCTGAAATAATGGTAGCACCAATATTGGGAGTTGTCTTAGGTGCGCTATATTCCAAGCAAGCATACGAAGAAGAAGAATTGGTAGAGCATACATTACAATGCTGTATATTTTTTATAAGCCTAACAGTAGTATGGGAGACAGCCTCGAATGGTTAAGAATTGTTGCCAAGCAGCACGATGAATGGGTTAAGATTGTAAATAGTTTTGGCGAATATAACTATGCCGAAGATATTGTGCAGGAGGGGTATTTAGCTTTAATTAAATATGCAAAGCCTGAAAACATCATCAAAGATAATAAGATGACTAGGGGTTATATGTATTTTACATTGCGTTCTATTTATTATCAGTATTATAACAAGAAAAGAAAAGTAAAAAAGATTAGCATAGACAATGATGATATAAACATTCAACTTCCTTATGTTGATGATATAGACGAACAGGAAGCGTTTCATAAGATTTGTACTATGGTAGATGATATAGCAGATGGTTGGAATTGGTATGACCGTAAGTTATGGAAGTTGTATTCACAAACAGATATGAGCATTAGAAAACTAGCAAAGGAAACTAAGATAAGTTGGGTAAGTATATTCAATACATTAAAGAATTTAAAAGAAGAACTTAGGTTAAAACTAGGTGAAGATTTTGAAGATTATATAAATAACGATTACGATAAATTATGAAAGAACCAAAAGACAAAAGGACAAAGGCTTGGAAAGAGTGGACAAAAAACTTTAATAAACAAAGCAAAGGCGTTGGTGATACGATTGAAAAAATTACCGAAGCAACAGGAATTAAGAAAGCAGTTAAGTTTATAGCAGGAGATGATTGCGGGTGTGATGATAGAAAGAAAATATTAAATCACATATTCCCGTATCAAAAACCAAACTGCTTAACGGAGGACGAATTTAATTACTTAGGTGAAAGAATAGGTAAAATTAACACCGTTACAGTTGAAGAACAAAAACACTTGTTAAATATCTATAATAGGGTTTTTAACGATAAAAGAGAATTGACTTCTTGTGGTAGTTGTTTTCTTAATGGTGTTTGGAAAAAGTTAGAACGAGTTTATAAAGAATATCTTTAGTAGTGGTTGAATCAGAACTTTTTGATTATCTTTTAAATTGTTGTTATCCTGATTTGGTAAAAGCAAAGAGCCAACTTAGTAGGTGGGATTGTTATTCTCAAAACAAATATCACAGGATAGAATTAAAATGTAGAGGCAAACACTATCCTACTCTTTTAATTGAAAGAAAAAAGTACGATGCAATGATAAATAAATGTAATGAGAATTTAGATATTCCTATTTACATTTGTTCAACGCCAAAAGGTATATATAAATTTAATTTGTATCTTGTAGAACCAAAGTGGGAAGTTCAGTATCAACCTAAGACTACTCAATTCTCAAACAACAATAAGATTCCAAAAGAGGTAGCAATGTTACCCATAATAGATGCAGAAATATTATGACACCGAAAGAAGCAATGCACAACAAGTTTGACAACCTAGACGATTTAAACCTGACAAATAATTTATTGATTTTGCAAAAGGCTATAAAGAATTGGTGCGAACTTAAACCACAAAACAAAGAACTTCAAGAAGCAAGAGATGCAATAGTAAAGGTATCGATGCTTACAAACAAGTTACAACTAGATAGAGGAAACTACCATATTGCACTTAGTCAATATAGAAGTGATTCGACTCGTTCAATAGTTAGAGCGAGGAAAGCGGAAGAAAAAATAGAAGAACTAGAGCAAGAATTAAAAGTATTTAAAAAAGCAAAAGAGTTAGGATTATGATACAAAAATTAATAGTAGGCTATATATTATTTAGAACCATTGAGTTCTTTATAGTATGGGCTTGGAAAATGTTTATCAAATGAGTGATAGCGTAACAAAGTTTTTTGAGATGGGAGGTTATATAACTAACCACACAAATGAACGTAAAACAGATAAAATAGTAGATAACGTTATAAAGCGTTTTAAAGACCGTAGCACTATTGGAATAGAAAAGTATGGTACAACCCTCTATGATTCCCCTGATGGCTTTTATAAGTTCTTAAACCACGCACAAGAAGAAGCAATGGATTTTATACTTTATTTAGAGAAGCTAAAAAATATTCGTTAATAATTTGTTTATATAAAAAAGATGTATATATTTACATCATAATAATAAAACAAATAATTATGAAAG